CAGTTCTCGGTGAATGATGAGAACTATGTCATCCCCAAAGGATTCGTATTCGATGGTGCATCTGTACCTAAGTTCCTTGCATCATGGTTATCACCCACAGGTGTATTGTTGGTTGGTGGTCTGGTACATGACTATGCATACAAATACACAGTACTTCTGAAGAAGGGTAAGAAGTCAACCTCCGAACCCATGACACAGAGCGAAGCAGATCAGTTGTTCCGTGATATTAATATCGAACAAAATGGTTTCCATCTGTTAAACAAACTCGCATATTGGGCATTAGCAATCGGTGGATTTGTTGCGTGGAATGGTCATCGTGAACGTAACTGTAAAATAGGAGAATAGTAATGTTAGATTTTATTACCTCAAGAATCAAAGAACGTACATCGGTTGATGGACTTGTACTGATTGGTGCTGGAATCACTTTCCTAATCCTTAAACCCATCGCTAACTTGGTTGCGCTTGGTGCAATCGCTTATGGTGCATGGACATTCTATAAGAAAGAAGACTAATGTTCGGACTATACGCAAAACTTGCGGTTGCTGGTATTGTCGGAATGTTAGTGTTCGGTGCGGTGTTAGAGTACCAAGACATGAAAGAACGTATTGCGGTTCTAAGAGAAAACAATGCGAAGTTGGAATTGGTTGCAGAAAATAATGCGAAGGCACTTCAAGAAGCAACACAGTTCGCAACTCAAATGGAAGAACAGAACTTAGAACTACAAGCAAACCTACAACAGGCAGAGGTGTACAAAGATAGTCTGATCGAAAAGTTTAGAGATCACGACCTGACTCGACTATCTTTGAAACGTCCCGGCATGATACAACTAAGGATTAATAATGCGACAAAGAAAGTTTTTGACGATATTGAGTCTCTCACTACTATTGACTCTGAGTAGTGGGTGCGCCCTCTTACGAACACCTGAATCAAACGTAACCGTACAAACAGAGTTTGTCGAGAAAAAGATTCCCCTCCAACGTAGTCCCAAACCTGTAACTCTGGGTGAACCCAAGTTTTATGTTGTGACCGAAGAAAACTTTGATGGATTCCTTGCGGAGTATGTCAAAGACAATGGTCAACCTTGGGTCTTCTATGCAATGAGTGTTCGTTCCTACGAGACTCTTGCACTTAATGTTGCCGAGACACGTAGATATCTCGAACAACAAAAGTCCATAATCATCTATTATGAGAATGCAATCACTGGTGAAATAAACAGTGAAAATAATTCAGAAAAAGATTGACATTTCTGCCCTTTTAGGGTAAAATAACCTAATTGAAAAACTCTGGGGGTATAGATACTATTACCCCCTAAGAAAACTACACTCTATGGAAAAGTAAAATATGACCCTCAAGATTGATAAGAAGAAAGATTCCCTACTCGCTGAATATGCAGTAGGTATGTTAAAAGATTTTTATTTGAATGATTATGAAAAGAGTCCACAAGAGGGTTTCGCAAGAGCTGCAAAAGCATGGTCTAAGTACCGAGATGAAATGGATGACGAGTTAGCACAACGTCTGTATGACTACGTGTCTAATAAGTGGTTCATGTTCGCCTCCCCTGTTCTGTCAAATGCACCCAACGGAGAGAAAAAGAGTAAAGGTATGCCTATCTCTTGTTTCCTCACATACGTACCCGACAGTCTTGAAGGACTGATCAGTCACTCATCTGAGTTAAGATGGTTGTCTGTAATGGGTGGTGGTGTCGGTGGACACTGGTCTGACGTAAGAACTGTATCTGACATTGCGCCTGGCCCGATGCCATTCCTACACACTGTTGATGCGGACATGATTGCATATCGACAGGGGAAGACTCGTAAGGGTTCCTATGCCGCTTACATGGATATCTCACATCCAGACATCATTGAATTTCTTAATATGCGTATCCCGACAGGTGACGTACAACGTAAAGCATTGAACCTACACAACGCTATCAATGTCTCGGACGAGTTTATGGAAGCGGTTAAGACAGGAAGTTCTTTTGATCTTCGTGACCCTAAAGATGGTAGTGTTAAGGATAGTACTGATGCACGTAAGTTATGGGAACGTATCATTGAGACACGATTCCGTACAGGTGAACCATACCTGAACTTCATTGATACCGCAAATCGTGATTTACCACAACCACTACAAGATAAAGGATTAAAGATTCATGGTTCCAATTTATGTAACGAGATTCATCTTCCCACAGATGCAGATCGCACTGCCGTATGTTGCCTATCTTCTCTCAATCTAGAGTACTATGACGAGTGGAAAGACACTTCTATTGTACGTGACATTGTACGAATGCTCGATAATGTATTAGAGTACTTCATTGACAATGCGCCTGACACTATCTCTCGTGCAAAGTATTCTGCACAACGTGAGAGAAGTATTGGACTAGGTGCGATGGGTTTCCACAGTCTACTACAGAAACATGGTGTAGCATGGGAGTCTGAGACTGCACGAGAAATCAACCGAACTGTATTCCAACATATCAATGAGGAAGCAGTCGCAGAGACCAAACTACTTGCCGAAGAACGTGGTGAGTATCCTGATGGTGAGGGGAGTGGACGAAGAAACTCTCACTTGATGGCAATCGCACCAAACGCATCATCTGGTGTTATTTTAAGTACAAGTCCTTCTATTGAACCATTGAAGGCAAATGCATATACTCACCGCACACGTGCTGGTTCTTTCCTAGTGAAGAACAAGTACTTGACTCAGTTACTTGATGATAAAGGTGAGAACAACGAGTCCAACTGGACATCAATCATTACCAACAAAGGTTCGGTACAGCATTTACCATTCTTCACAGAGGGTGAAAAGGCGGTATTCAGAACTGCGGATGAACTTGACCAAACATGGGTTGTACAACACGCTGCAGAAAGACAACCATTTATATGTCAAGGACAGTCGGTTAATTTATTCTTCCCTGCTGGTGCAGCGAAGTCTTATGTGAACAAGGTACACTTAAAGGCATGGAAGGATGGACTTAAAGGTCTATACTATCTACGCACCGAGGCGAAACAACGTGCCGAGAATGTATCTGAGAAGGTAGAAAGGGTCGCACTACAAGGTGACACCCGATCAATCGTCTATACTAAAGGTAACTGTCCATTCTGTGCAATGGCGATGGAAGAACTCAAGTTGAGAGGAATACCATTCGACAAGATTGATCTTGCAGACATTGGTAAGACCGCAAAAGAAGTAACAGGTCGAGATGTTAAGACAGTACCACAAATTTACATTGAAGGTGAGTATGTAGGTGGGTATGAGGATTTGATGGAACACCTAAACAAACCAATAGAAATAGAAGAGTCCGATGAATGTCGGGCTTGCGAAGGATAAGGATAAAAATGGCACTATTAGATTTTAGTAAGACGTACAAACCATTCCTCTACCCTTGGGCGGTAGAGTTAACAACCAAACACGAAGAAATCCATTGGGTAGAATCGGAAGCGGAACTATCAGAGGATGTACAAGATTGGAGAACAAAACTCTCTGAACAGGAAAAGGAATTTGTTACCCAAGTACTACGATTGTTTACACAGTCAGACGTACAGGTAGGAGAGAACTATCACGAACTGTTGATTCCGAAGTTTAAGAACAACGAGATTCGTAATATGTTATCATCGTTCGCAAACCGAGAAGGTGTACACCAACGTGCCTATGCACTGTTGAACGACACTCTGGGTTTACCAGACGAAGAACATTCTGCCTTTATGGAATATAAAGAGATGGCTGACAAGATCGACTTCATGAAAGAGGGTGACATTCATTCTCATACTGGACTTGCACTTGTACTGGCACAATCTGTATTCAACGAAGGTATGTCATTGTTCGCATCATTCGTAATGTTGTTGAACTTCCAACGTTTCGGTAAGATGAAAGGTATGGGTACAATCGTTGAGTGGTCGATTCGAGATGAAACCATGCACGTACAGGGCAACGCTAAGTTGTTCCGTGAGTTCTGTGAAGAACATCCACGTATCGTAAATGATGAGTTGAAGTCTAAAATCTACGAGATGGCAAAGAACGCTGTCAAGTTAGAAGACCGATTCATCAAACTTGCCTATAAGTCTGGAGACATCGAAGGACTGTCAGAGGCAGATGTGAAACAATACATTCGTCACATTGCAGATCGTAGACTACTACAACTTGGCATGAAACCTAAGTTCGGTGTTAAGGACAATCCATTACCTTGGTTGGACTGGGTACTGAATGGTGCTTCACACGATAACTTCTTTGAGAAACGAGTAACCGAATATTCTGTAAACGGAATGGAAGGTGACTGGGGTTGGGACGAAGAAGAAGAGTCTCAAGTCTGTGGACTTGATGGACAAGGGTGTGCAGCATAGTGGAAGATGACACTTATACATTAGAATGTCATCTATGTGAAACAGAAACCGAAGTCCTTGTAAAGAACTCGGAAGAGGAACCCCAATACTGTCCTATGTGTGGGGTAACAATATAAACAACACATATATACCCTTATGTGGATATATGAAGACAAACAGTTCGAACCAGACGAATCCTTTTTAGAAGACTATCAAGGATTCGTCTACTGTTTGACTGAGTTAAGTACTGGTAAAAAGTATATTGGTAAGAAGTTCTTCTGGAAACCCAAGATACTCCCTGTAACAAAAACAAGAAAAAGACGTAAACGAACACGAGTCCAGTCTGACTGGATGAAGTACTATGGTTCCTCGGAAAGGGTAAAAACCCTCGTAGAAGGGGGCCAGGCGTTCGAGAGAACCATTCTAAGACTATGCCGTACAAAAGGTGAGTGTTCCTATTACGAGGCAAAACTACAATTCGAATATGACGTTCTCTTGAGTGACGAGTATTACAACGAGTTTATCGGGTGTAAGATACATTCAAAACACATAAAAAAGTAATATATTTTCGCTTATTTTGAAAAAAAGTGTTGACAAAAGATGCCATAGGGTGTATAATACTTGTATTGAGAATGAGAAAAGAGAGAGAGAAAATATGATGAATTTTGATAGTGTTAGTAAACGTCATCCCCAACTAGTTGAGTTCCGCAACTATGTTCTATCCTTTTATGCGTATGATTCAAAACTTTATCCTATCGCAGACCTTACTGTTGCGAAAGTCGAGAAAGCAATCATGCAATACTTAAAACTTGTTTCTAGTGTTAAGACTCGCTTCGAGTGGGCGGCAGATTCTCTTGACCGTGAACGTGTTAGAGACATTCTTTTGAAAGATTACCATATGATGAAATTAATAAGTGAGGTGTCAAAATGAGTTTTGCAACTAATCCCCAAAATGCCGTGACATATGTTTCTGACCCATCACACAGTTACCTGAAAGTTCCAGTCCGTTTGGCTGAGAAACTAAACTTCACCAACAAGATTTCGGAGTACTCGTTCTTCAACGAAGAGTATATCTGGTTAGAAGAAGACGTTGACATGGCATTGTTCTTCAATGCGTTAGATGAACGTTCGCTTCCTGAACCAATGATCTTTTCAGAGACTCTTGAAGAACGGGCATCGTTCCGATTGTATCCAAGATTCTCTGCAAAAAACTTGTAATTAATTGAAGAAAGCTGTTGACAAACGTTGCCTAGTTTGTTATAATACTTGTATTGAGAATGAGAAGAGAGAGAGATTAAATTATGGCGTATGTATCGCAAGAAGACAAGAAAAACCTTTCAGTAAAAATCAAAGAAGTTGCAAAGAAATATAATGTTAAGATATCTTTGAGTATTAAACATCACAGTACTTTGGTTGCCAAAGTAAAGAATGCAGATGACATCATGGAAGAGTACATTGATGTCCAAATGTCTCCTGAGAAAGTTGCGAGACGAGAGTTTGAAAACTACAAGTTTGACCCTGTTGTGGTTATGGAAGAATACCGCAAGTGGGATCACAAAGTCAATGAGTACTGGATTTCAGAGAACTATGGTAAGAAAGGTGTCGCTTTCTTGACTGAGTTGAAGTCTGCAATGGAAGGTGAAGATTTCTTCTGTGAAGATGATGCCATGACTGACTACTTCCACCGTTCGCACTACATTGACATTAAACTGGCTGCATAGGATATAAATTGAGTATAGATAAAGAGATCAAGGAAAATCGACAACGAATAGTAAATTTGTTGACAAAGACTGAAGATGAACTTGCTGATGCGCTCCTCCGTGGTGATTTTGAGAGGGTCGCATCCTCGTCATATATGGTCACAGAATATGAATCGATGTTAGAAGAATTTGACCAATATCACGATTCAAATAATTAATTTGTATATATAATATTATAGAGGAAAGTCCATTATGGAAAAAGAAGTATTCGAAATCTTCGAAGATTTTACTAAACTCAAAACAAGGAAAGACAAGATATCTTTCCTGAAAGAACAGGGGAACCAAGTTCCTGCTGTGCAAGATGTCATCCGAGGAATATTCGATGACCGTCTTCAATTCCTTCTACCCGAAGGGAAACCTCCCTACAACCCCAATAATGCCGAAAGTGTCCCCTCATCTCTGAGGAAACTTCACCGTGAGTTCGGTGATTTTGTCAAAGGCGCAAGAAGTCAACAGTTAGGTCAACTGAGGGTTGAAACCAAATTTATTCAGTTATTGGAGAGTATCCATGCCGAGGATGCCTTGATTGTCCTTGCAATGAAAGACAAGAAATCTCCAGTCAAAGGTTTGACTAAGAAAATAGTAGAGGAGGCATTCCCAACCCTACTATCTTAGATTTTCGTTATGTTTCTTTCAACTAACAGCAGGAGTGCGTTTAATGCCAAGAAACCAAATAGAGAGATTAAAGAATGATAGTCGAGAACTTGATAACTATATCCACCGTCTCAAAAAGAAGGGAAGGGATAACCTCGCACACAAGTTATCGAAGAAAAAGACATTCTTAAATCAAACTATTGCAGAGTACGAAAATTCAACTCAAATTCTAGCATAAGGTAGGTGATCTGTATCTCGGAGGGGGTGCTAGTCGCCCCTTTCGTCATTTAGGAATTAATTATGCCGATGTATACAATTGTAAATAAGAAGACCGAAGAAACACAAACCGTGATGTGTTCCTATGTTTCACTCCAAGAAAAGTTGAAAGAACTGGGAACTGATTGGTCTCAAAAGATCGGTGCTCCAGCATTAGTTAGTACGACTGGTAACGTCATCAACAAGACGAGTTCTGATTGGAAGAACTTACTAGGTAATATAAAGAAAGGTTCCGACTCAAAGGCGAATATCAAAACATGACTATGAAACGTCTCAAGATAGACCATTTGTTAACCTACGACCCCATAACAGAAAATCAAAAACTAGCATACGAAGCGTTCAAGGAAGGAGACCATCTCGTTCTTTGTGGTTCAGCTGGCACTGGTAAAACCTTTGTGGGAATGTATCTTGCGTTGGAAAAGGTTCTTGACAAATCTTATGAACAGAACAAACTTGTTATCGTAAGGAGTGTAGTCCCAACAAGAGAGATGGGTTATCTGCCAGGCAGTGTCGAAGAGAAGGTTGATGCATATACCGCACCCTATCGTTCGATCTGTACCGAACTCTTCAATGAGAAGATGGCATACGAGAACCTAGAACAACAGGGAATTGTTGAGTTTGTATCGACATCGTTTATACGTGGTACGACTCTGGATAACTGTATTGTACTTGTGGATGAGATGCAAAATCTCACCTTCCACGAATTAGATTCTATCATCACAAGGGTGGGTAAGAATAGTCGTATTATCTTCTCTGGTGATTATTATCAGTCTGACCTCAAGTCGGGTTCAGACAAAAAAGGGATTCTTGACTTTATGAACATCATGGAAGTCATGAATAATTTTACAACTGTTGAATATGGATGGGCAGACATCGTAAGGTCTGACTTCGTGCGTGACTATATAATGACAAAGGAAATGGTTGAACGAGGAAAAATCAAATGAAACTAAGTAAAAACTTTACACTCAAAGAGTTCTCGAAGTCTATGACTGCGACTCGTTTGGGTATCGATAACACACCCGAAGACGAACATCTAAAGAACGCAAAGTTGTTGTTCGAACGAATAGTGCAACCAGTAAGAGAGAGATTCGGTATTACACGAATCAGTTCTGGTTACCGTGGCCCCGAACTAAACAAAGCGATCGGTGGTTCTACCAAGTCACAACATTGTAAGGGTCAAGCAGTTGACTTTGAATGTGATGGTGAAGATAACCTTGCTGTTGCACAATGGATTCGAGACTTTCTAGACTATGACCAACTCATTTCAGAGTTCTATGAAGAGGGTGACCCAACGTCTGGATGGATTCATGTATCCTACAAAAGTAAAGCAGAGAACCGCAGAAGTACTCTTACTGCACAACGAGTAGATGGTAGGGTACAATATTCGACAGGTTTGCCTGAATGAATCTGATCTATCAGTATATGATTACTAACGAGGAGACCGAGAAGAGACCTCCTGTTCCCGAATATCCTCAAGGTACTCGTTCTGAGTTATATCGAATAACAGGCGATATGTCTGCGAAATCGTTTGGAATCTATGCTGATAAGATTGGTTGTCACCACCAATATTCTAAAAAACAAGTATTCACCAAGGGTAAGACTGGTTCTACGGTCTTACTCTTTGAGTGTCTAAGAATCATATATGACCCAATCTATGAAAAATACGATAAGATAGCCTTTATTGACTCAGACATTATCTGTAATACCGAAGAGAATATTTTTGATGTGTCTGATGCGGAAGTCTATGGTGTACTTGAATCCGAGATAAAATTTAGTGATAAGAGTGGCGGTTACAACTCTTGGGACTTTAATGATAAAAAGAAAAAAATATTATTAGACAAACATGAAAGATTGGGCGTTCCAGCAGTACCCACTCCAGAATCACTCCGACCTTCGTGTGTCGCCACATTCAATACTGGTGTTATGGTATGGACTAAAGAGGCACGACTCAAAGCAAGAGAAAGGTTCGATGACTGGTATACTTGGATGGAAGATGGTGACAGACACGGAGACCCTAACTGGGTTAACAATGACCAACCATTCATCTCTGGACAAATAATGAAACATGATCTCGAATGGGAGACTGTTGATCAAACTTGGAATGACACGCCAACACACTGGAAAGATGATCAAGGTTATGAGATGAACTTCCTTCATTATACTGGGGGTGGTAATAAGGTTATTATGATGGATGATTATAAAGAGGGTAAGTTTAAGTACTTAAAACCTTGACAAAGTGTGTGAGACCTGTTATAATACTTGTATTGAGAATGAGGAGTAAGTAGTGAATAAAGATTGTCAAAAAGTTATATTAACAGATGCGGATGGTGTCCTACTAAACTGGGGTTATGCCTTCAACGTCTGGATGACCGAACAAGGTTACAAAGCAGTAAAACCACTTGAGTACGACATAGATAAAATATATGATATACCTCGTACCGAATCTAAAAAACTAGTCAGAATATTCAACGAGTCTGCCCACATGGGTTTCGTACCTCCACACAGAGATGCGATGCAGTATGTTAAGAAACTGCACGAAGAACATGGTTATGTGTTCCACCTAATCACCTCTATGAGTAAAGACGAGAACGCACAGAAGTTAAGAACAATGAACATTCAGAAGTTGTTCGGTGATACAGCGTTTGTCAAGTTTATCTACCTTGATACTGGTGCTGACAAGGACGAAGTTCTTGCACAGTACGAAGGTACTGGTTATGTCTGGGTTGAAGATAAAGTAGAGAATGCCGAGGTTGGTAAGAGATTCGGTTTAGAGAGTCTTGTGATGGAACACGGTTACAACATGGACAACGAAGAGTTCCCCCTAATGAAAAACTGGAAAGATGTTTACGAATATCTAGAAGGTTAATCCCCTCCTATATACCTACATGAAAAAAAGATATGTAGGTTATTCAGAACTATATCATGATGCAGCTCTTGCCATCGTTGAAGACGATGGTACAGTTGCGTATGCATCACAATCAGAAAGATATAGCGGTATCAAGAATGACCACCTGATATATCCCCCACAGTGGGATTATGTTAATGATGAAGACCACGTAACATTCTACGAAGATGGTGAGTTGCGAGTAACAAAAATGGGTGGTTACCGCACACACGGTGGCGCAATGCTCTCTAACGTTGGTTTCGACAGTGAGAAACGTGAACTAGAGACTCCATTACGTGAGATGTTATCATTTGACGATTTCAATGAACATCATGAGAGTCATTGTGCTGGAGCATTCTTTACTCGACCTTGGGAATCCAAAGAAGATACTGTTATGGTGTCGGTAGATAGTTCGGGTGAAGTGGAATCTGTCTCAATTAAAGACCATAACTTCAAGACATTAAAAAGTATCAGTTGGCCACAATCTCTCGGAACAATCTATGCTACTGTTACAGTATGTGTGGGATATAAACCTTTGAGAGATGAATATATTGTCATGGGTCTCGCCTCATATGGTGAAGTTGATAAGAAGTTATATGATATTCTACATGAGGGTTATTACTGGTTTGAAACTGAAGAAGCCAAGAATATAAAACAAGAAATAGATTTCTCTGGTTATTCTATTGCTGAGAGTGAATTATCCGCAAGATATGCCGACTTTGAGGATACCATAGACAATCGAGTCAAAGGTATTACCAAAGAAGATGCGTGTGCAACGGTGCAGAAATTCTTTGAAGTTGAAGTCTTAAAGATTATGAAGGAAGCACGAAAGTATGGTTCTAAATTGGTCTACTCTGGTGGATGTGCTCAGAATGTAACTGCAAACACCTTAATCTCTGAACTCTTCGATGATATGCATATTTCAATCGCACCTAGTGATGCTGGTAATGCATTGGGGTGTGCTGCATATACATGGCACAAAAAGACAGGAGGAACACATCTAAAGTGGTCACCC